CGGACCTCTACTCGGACGATGACCGATCGTCTAGCGCCGAATTACTCCGACGCACCCGCGGATTTGATGCATGCCAGGTGGCAATGCCGGGCTCAGAACCACGCCCCAAAGACCGCTGAATCTCTTCATGCCAGGAGCTCAGACGCACTTTAATGGTTGACAGGTCTCCCCGAAGTTCCGTCTCCGGAACAACGCCGTAGCGACAACCCGTCGGCTTAACAGCCGGCGAAGAGCGAATGAGATGCTACCCCGTCATCGGGGTCAGGGCTCAGGCACTATGTAAGACAGCAGGCAGTGGATTGTTGCTCCTACCGACAAGGTCCCTTCCACCCGTCTATAACACGCAAATACCGCGTAATCGTTCCGAACTCAGTACAGCGCAGCATAAGCGCCCTTACAAAGGCGTGCGCGACCAGCTGCCGGAGAACCGGTAAAGAGTCCCCAGTTCAGGTACAGGATCTGTCCAATGTCAGCAACCACCTTGACGAGCGCCAACGCGACTGTGTTGGCACTGCCCATGGGTGACGTGGCACAGACAGAAGAGCTTCTGCAGGTCGTAGTCGGCATGATGGCGAGTCCGCCAATGGTGCCTCCGACATTCATCTGCTGCACGAGAGTCACTAGACCCTCGAACGGCATGCGAAATTGGAGGCCACCGTCATCCCTGACCTCGTAGCTCAAGGAGGCGTTGTTAGTCCCCTCCGGGGACAGTTCGTAGCTTGTTCCGAACGGCGTCAGTGCGGAGATCGTCCCCGCAAAGCCCTTCGTACCAGACGCCCCGAAGCTGTTCAGTTGCGGCGTGAAGAGGACAATAGTGTAGCTAAGCCACACCTCCCCCAACTTGGCGGCTTCCGACGTTCCGTCGGTGCCAACATGCAAGAGCCCGGTGTCGTAGAGCTTCCAATTGCCGTCCGACAGTGCAGAGATGTCATATCTCGTGTACCTCGGATCGCCTCGCCGCAGATTCCCCGGAGTCGAAGTGAACTTGATGTTCGACCACGCAGGCCCCGAGACCGTGTCCTCGTAGGAGCACAGCTCAGACTTCGTGAGAGCCCCAGGATCATCAGCATCGTAGTCGACGCCGATCGTGACGCGTCCTGCGGTATTCGTTCCGCAGGAGGGGATGTACTCGACTTCGAACTTCTCAAAGACGTACGTCTCGAAGTTGTTCGCGATCGAAGACAGCCACGGAAAGTTGGCTGCCAGGCCCGGTTGCAAGTATCCCGAGTCATAGGCAAAGCTCGAACTCCCCACGAGATCCTCCCAGAGCTCCCGGTGCACCACCCGTACCGACCGAGTCGTCCCATTCATTGACGGCTGGCCGACCGAGACCGTCTTACTGACGGCCGCGGGGGCGGACGACAGACCCGCGAAGCGAGTCATGTGTCCGCCACGACGCCCCTGCGCAGGTCTGCGCAATGGCTTCTTTCCCTTACCCTTCCACCCCTTCCTCTGCCCCTCCATCGTGATGGGATATCACGAGTCTGTAACACGGGATGCAAAGACAGGACTATACATCCTCCTCCAACCCAGCTTCGCTGGGAAGGGCCGTGTAGTCTCTCGGCATTTTGGTTAGCACGGATCTTAAGCGGCCCAGACCGGACCGCGACCGTTTTGGCCAATTACGGAGGAGAACCCCGTAGGACGCAGTGACTCTGCCTCAAAGTCATACATGGGCAGATACTGATAGTGAGGAGCTTCTGGCAATCTCGGACAGATAGTCTGGACTGTCCAATAGTCCGCCAATCTTTCAAGTGACATCGGCCTGAGGCGATACTCCGGCTTGAATTCCCTAAGGACTACCCGGTCGGATAGCTCCTGGGTCTGCTTGCCGGTGCACGCACGAGCCGCGGATTGGAAGACGGCCTCCCATTCGGGAGGTGACGTCACCTCGCCTTCGCAAGGTACATAGTCGCCAGGGACGATCCTTGGGCGAACCGTCGAGGAGTACCATCGGGCTGCTTTCACGGAGCCCAATCTTCTGTAGAGGGTTAATGCTGGGTCAGCAATGAACCGCGCTGCCATAACCCGCTGTTCGCGGGTTACCCGGATCTCCGAGGGCCCGAGCCGAATGTCGAGTCCATAACCGCCGAGATGCGTGGGGAGGTACCAGTTGGGCCGAAAACGACCCCGCCAGTCCGCACCCCAACGTCGGAAAGCCTTAGGAATTCCGCAGGCCGTCCAAGTACACAATCGTACCATCTTTGACAGTTCCTGACCGAGCTGTTCCGGAGTACATTCAGACTGTCCAGTCTTCACGTTCACCCCAGTGAGGAACCTCTGGTTGAGGTAACCCACGCGGACCGTGCCGGTTCGCGACAGTCGGAACACTTGGCTATTCATCTGGCACATATCCGCCGAGACAAAATTCTTCCCGACCGATACGCGCAGACCCGCCTGACTCGTCACCGTCCGCCAGATCCTATAGAGGCCAGGGACGACGGGGAATAGAATATCATCCCCGTTCACCAACACGAGATCTTTGAGTTCGTCGAGCCGAGCCGAATCCCCAGATAGTGAATCAAGGGTAGGCGCGGTCCGAGAGAGCTCCTCGTGAAGGAGGTGAACCGAGTAGCGATAGCATGCAAGGTTAATGACACAGAGAAGCGGGAAAGACAGGGGGTGTCCCATCAGCTGTCCTTCTGAAGCCATGACGTCAGAAACCCCCGTCCATTTGGGGTATGACGCCTTCCCCTGCAGTAGTGAGTACCAAGCAAGGGTATAAAGAGGATGATCACGGCAGCCTTCCAATGCTGCAAGGGTTGCCTCTCTCTTGAGCCAATCAGTAGCGGCCTCGAAGTCGCCGGAGCAGATTGAATCCGCCCCAACGAACGACATTCTTCGGCGCATGTTCTCTACCGGATCAGTAAGCTCGTCCGATAGCATGGATGAGTATTTCGTCCTCTTCCACGCGGCCAGCATCTCACCCTGAAGGGGTTGGAGAGCGGAGTAGAGATAACCATCACCGGAAGTAACGACCCGGAGTTTTCCAGGCTCAGTTACCCCGGCAACGTTCACAGCAAGAGCTGGGAAGTCGCCCGAATCGTCGACTCGGAGACGTTCAGATGCGCGCACTAAGAATTCAGTGTACTGGGACCTACGCCACGCATCGAGCGCGGCAAGGGTGCCCCGGAGTGCACCAAAGGACTTACAGTAAGACCTGAGAGTAGTGGTTGTCAACGGGTCCGTCAAGCTCAGCGCCCCGCCAGTACGGCGGTTGGCTTGCAAGCAAGACGACGATGTGGGCATGAACTTACTGCCCCACCCCAACCCGTGAAAGATTTCCCGAGAGGTCCTTCTGATCTCTTCGGATAGTGCCGGCGGCAGAAAACCGGTCTCGCGAGAGAGGCGGTCCGCATGTTTCATGTAGACCGTCTTCTGCTTGCACCGAGTAATCTGTGGCCAGGCCAGCTTGCTCCCCTTTGCAAGGGAGTAGACGAAGGCCAAGTCACGTCGCGCAATGGCTCGCGCGATAAAGCACCGACACCAACCACCGAACAGGCCACGGGGAAAGAGCTTCTTATCAAGTGCCTCCGGGTAATCTTTCAGATCAACCCGGAAGACCTGGCACATGTAGCGATTGAACCAGTACTTCAACAGGTCCATCTCGCTATTAAGACTATCGACCTTCAAGGCGATAGAATCTCTTGTCCATATAAGAGAGCTCACGAATCTAATTTCCTCGTGGACGGACAGGATAGGACTCCTGCCCGACAACCGGGCGATGAACACCCAGATTATCGATTCCATGTATGTTCGGACCCGCGCCATCCCCTCGACATCGAGGGATGGGAAAGCGGGGCCCTCCATGACTTTTTGGAGGGTACGAAGAACAAGTGGTTCGAGGTCTCGGAGTTCCAAGCCCCCTGACGCACCTATTCTAGCCGCAGCCGTACGACCAACGGAGTCGAGAGGTTGCAACCTCGCCGTAACCGATCGAATGAAGAATTGATTGTCTGCTCCAAGGGGAGCGGGATCTTCTTCTGTCATCTCGGTGGCGGGGCTAGAGGGAGGGTGACAAACCCCCCCGACACGGACTTCTGGAGCGG